AAGACCTTCAGCAATGGTGTCAAAGACAGGATACTTCTTGGTATCCATCAACCGCCGTTCAGAAATAATCTGGCCTCCGAACTGGAGTGGTTCAATTTTGGTAGAGTACCCAGGGCTGATTCCGAGAGTAGTCAAATAACCGTTAAACTTCGGAATATCAGGAATACTCCCTACATTGTAGAAAGATTCCCATGCCGAATCGGAATTAATAACCCTGAATAACTGATCCCGCATTTTGGGGAGTTGTTTGTACTTATTTTCTGCAACTTCCCTGTGCCGGGTTTCCAATAATTCAACAAAACTTGCTCGATCTAATGGGTTTGCCATAGTATTTTATCTCCTTCCCTTAAGCCCTTGTTGCCAGAGCAGAGAAATGAACCGCGTCAAAATAAAACTCAACGGTTTCTTTTCCCGCTTCTGCAAGGTCAAGGCGCGTTACGATAACTGACCATCTGTTCGTTCCGGCCAATACAGGGGCATCCGCACAATCAACAAAGGAAGCCGATACACCATCAAACATGATCTGGCTTGGGCCGAAGAATCTCATAGGAACTGCAACGAATTTATCACCAACAGCGATATCATTTCTCATAGCCTTGTCCCATGTATGGACAGTGGAACTTGCAGCGTCAAGCAATCTATAGGCTCCAGCGTTAGCTCCAGTCCTACAATAAATGGTAGCTGTAGGATAGGCTTCAGGAGTGAACTGAGTAGCATTGGTTGTAATACCAAGACCATCAGAACTGCCTGTAGTAACCGTCATAACTGTAGGCCCAGTTCCTACTGCTGCATTAAAGATTGAAGCCTTTAGGAGTGTACTTGGAGTAATTAGGGCAATCTTCGCCATAGCAATCGGATCGCCTTTTGCCCAAATATCGCCTTGGGTATAATACTGGATACTGGCCCCATCATGGGCATCAGTAGCTCCAGGGTCAGTGATGTACTCACATTTATAGGTTGTATTAAAAAGAGGGGTCAGTCTGTTCGTACCGATACAGACCCCTAGTGGCATGTCGTTGTTTGTCTCATTGAATACACCTGCTGCATCCGGCAATATCTCAATACCTTCAGCGGGGGCAGATATATCGCAAGTGACAAGACTGCCAACATAAACGGTGGCACTATCTTTCAAGGGAGTCCAAATAGTTCCGGGACTTCCGTTCACTACTTCGATAGGCATAACTAAATACCTCCTAACATTTTAAATTTTTAAGGTTATTGGGAAAATAAACTTTTCCCATGTTAATAATCCCCTAGATAATTAATGCTTCCGCACAGAGGACAGCCTCTTGTGATTTCGGCCGGCTTATACCAAGTGCTTGTCCAGGTCCCACCAGCAGCCTCACAAATGGTCTGAGTTGCACCAGCAACTCCTTCACAGTGAGACTTGGTGTTGCCATACTGGTCAGTCTGCGTATAAGGAACAGACCCCAATTCAACAAGTTCGTCCGGTCCTCCCGTAGCATTTTGGTCGAGGTTACATACAAAGTCGCAATTCCAACACCTGAACCAGTTCTTCCTGTCATCGCTATCGCCATAATCTTCGTGACGTTTTATAGGGATAGTTCTTGACCTTTTCGGAATCGGTCTTTCTTTGAAAGGGTGTCGGTATCGTGACATTTCTATCTCTTAAATCTTGAGAACCTTGCTTTAGGTTCTTGTTTCATAATGTTTGCTATTTTCTCATCAGTCCATGTTTCTCCACCCGGCGTAGATCGAAAATAATCAATAAGATCTTTTGTGTCAGGGTCTAATTTGATTTGACTTCCCTTTGCACCGTCTGAGGTACTACCGGAAGGAGTCCCAAGACCTTTGACTTTTTTCTCATCATTTTTTTCAAGTGGATTAAGTTTGGTTTTTTGAGACCGTTTCAAAACAGCGATTTGAGCATTTAGATAATTCAATTTGGCATCATTACCGCCATTACTAGATCTCTTTATGTTGTGGTTTTTTAAAAACTCATCCATGATTGTAGCGTGAGAAGTTTCATCTTCTTCCATTTCGAGTTGACGTATTTGATTGTTATAATCAGAATTATATTGTCCTGATAATCTTGTTTTCTTCTCTTCCAATTTTTCAAGTTGGCGTAATGTTAGCGGTTCATCAGGGTCAATATCGTCTTCATGGAATTCATCAGGATTTTCTTTTTTTATAAGAGATCTCATCTCATCCATGAAAGAATCTATCTTCGTTTCGATTGCTGAAACCCGTCTGCCAAGTTTTGAACGGACAATATGGTCGGTCGGTTCATCCTCTACGGAGGTTTCCTCAACATCTTCATCAGTTATTGTTTCTTCTAGTGATTCTTTTAAATTCTCTTCAGCGGAAGATTCATCAGGCGGCTCGACGGGCTCATTGTCCGTGATAGTATCAGTTTCCATAAGTCCACTGGCGGCCTTTTCCAAATCTTCAAGGCTTACTTGTGATTTAGTTTCTTCAGGCATAACTTTTTAACCCTCCTTTATTGTTTTTTTGACTTTTTCAAACAGTATTATTTTTTTTGACCATTTATCCATTAGACTTTTCATAACCCTATACTCCGCTAATTCATTTTTGCTTGCCGATAGTTCTATGATTTTTGGTAAAAGAAGTTCCATCTTTACCATTAAATCATTAAGAAGCTCTCTGCCGATTCCAGAGTTTATTGCTTCCTTAAATGTCCTTAATTGACCTACCAAAGAAAGAACTTTTATGCCTTTATTGCCATGAACAGCCAAGAACTTGTCAATCTGTTCAATAGTTATTTCCTGATATAAGACGTACGGTTTATAAGAACTGGTCTTATCGCTTTTCCTTGTAAAACTTCTTAACTTATCAATTAAGTTATTGTAAAAGAACATTATCCCTCGTCATCATCTCTGTATTGCTTTGTGGAACATTGTATTGATTGCTAGATCCTTGCCCTTCAGAAAGTTGTTGCGGACTGCCTTGATTCGCTGTCTGCAACGGTTGGTCAGATCCTAAAAACTTATCAGAAAAATTAATAAACTCGTCACCCATCAAGACCACTATCTGAGCCATAATGTAGTTGAATATAATAGGCATATCAGGATGAGGTGAATTAGCAATGGTTTGTAAAAGTGTTGACCATTGCTTAATCTTGGCCTGTTTTGATTCTTCTGTTTCGATTGATTGAGATAAAGGCTTATAGAAATAATCCAGTGTAGGATTAAAATTCATTACCTTGTCACCCATAAGCTGATAACCAGTCACCCCTTGTGCGAATTGCCAGGTCATTTGTTGTATCATCCAATATAGTTCATTTAAAAACGTATATTCAAAAGTAAGAGATTTATAGTTCAATCTCTGATTAGATCTCTGGCTTGCGCCTGCCACAGCCGTAGCAGTTGTTGAGGATTCAGCCGGAATATTACCCATTGTTGTAGGATATATGCTTGTTGTTTGCTGCATCTTGGTTATCAGGATCCCTAATTGCTGCATGGCTCCTGTTATATTATCTGATATTTTTATTTCCTGAAGGTCGTCAGGTTCATTGGTCTTTATGAAATGGCCAGGTTCGAGATAAGTTGTATCACTTTCATCGGCTAGGTATTCTTTACCCTTCAGGACCGGCAAAGTGGCAAGCATAACTCTATCATTGCTAATATTGAACGTATCGTTTATAGCCGTCTGAAGGGGCCTTGCAAAATGTCCATCTCCAATACCCCTATCTCGTGTAGGATGAATGTAGCAAAGGCCTCTAATGATAGGTCTATAAGGGTTCCCTGTTGCATCAAAGTATGGAGTTTCATGGAAACCTATCAGAATATTTTTACCGTTATCGCTTATCCAACTAATTATGAGTTCTTTAAATTCCGCGTTTTCTTTTATCTCTCCATCGTTACTTATGCCTGGATTACCGTTTTTATCTATCCAATAAAGACCATATCTTTTATACACATCAAACTCTTTTATCAGATTATTAGATGTTAGATTTTTATGAGGTTCATCATGACCTATCGTATCTCTATCAGATTGCGTAGTGCCTGAACTTTTTCTGATAGATCCCGTTATTAATTCTTTTACCAGGTCAAGATTGAAATAATTTTCAGCATCTTCATCGGCTCTTAATTCTTCATAATTTCTTACCCGCCTAATGGTGATCTCTCTTTTCTCCTGTAAAGAATAACAATACCTACTGTCCATACTCACATTTCTTGGGTCAAGAACGTCGTACCAAAAATTATCTTTTGAAACAAAACCATCTTCTTTTACTTTTTGTGTCCATCCACATTCTGCATAACAATAACCAACAATATTGTTCATTAATTTAGCTCTGACAAATTTCTGGTAATGATAAAGATCCTTTAGCTGTAATGTTCTATTGATTAACTCTTCTGAGGCATCGGCAGCCAAAAGTGCTTCTTGTGATGGATCTTGAATATAGGTTTCAATGAAATCCCGTGTTTGAAAATATTGGGAAACATCCATGGCAATTTGGGTCAACTCTTCTGATGAGAATTCAGGTATTGGGATATTACTCTGCCAGTCATAATCTTTTTCAATTCGTTCATTATTGAACATCCCTATCTCAGCTTCAAAATCATCTAAATCATACTTGGAGTTTTGATGATTGGCTGAATACTCATCCGATAATTGGTTTAAAACCTTATTTTCAATATCTTCATCAAACTTGTGTTTTATCTCTGCCATTGTTGTTTCCCTTAATAAAAAAGCCCTACCAACGGGGTCTTATTCCCGTCAATAGGGCTTCTAATTGCTTCGAGTGTCCCTAAATTATTTTATTTTTCAGATAACTTTATTGTCTCTTCCAACTTTACGGAACTAACTCCACCCTTAAAGAAATTGATAGTAAGACTACCTACCTTTTTATCTTCAATCCATTTCTGTATCAGTTTAAT